GCGGAGATTCTAATAGCTTTGAATCTGGATCTGGTGGGTCTGGCGGCGACGGATACAACTCCAATGAATGCGGGAACACTGGGGGAAATGGAGGAGTAGGAGGAAATGGTTCCGGTGGAGGAATATTGTTATATTGCACAGACGACAATGGAATCAATTGTTCTGGTACAATGTACAATCAAGGCGGGACATTGAAGATTTTTTATATAAATAGTTATATAATCACTAGCTCAGATGCCACAAGAACATATGAAGCTGAATTAATTTCTAGAAATCATTTACATGGATTAGTAGATGATTTAAAAATTTCAAATGTTGCTAAATATGTATCATCATTTAGTCCACCTGTCAATCCTCATGTCACAGAAACGGATACTGTACTATTGATCCCTGGTGATATAGATTGCGATTCACTCGAAGGAAAAACTTCCATCCATGACACTACTGTAGTAGCTGAATCGAGTACAGCATTAGAATATGATATTGGGTATATAATGAAGTTACCAATGGATGATTCATCTAATGGCTGGTTATTGTGCGATGGATCTTTGATATCCAAAGATATATATTCTGATTTATATGAAAAGTTAAAAAATGGCGGAGTCGAATGTATATACGGTGAAACAGTAGATGAATTTCATGTTCCAGATTTTAGAGGAATGTTTACAAGAGGAACAGACAACGGAAAAGGAGTTGATCCAGATGCAGCATCTAGAACGGATAGAGGAGATGGGACCACTGGTGACACAGTAGGAACATTACAAGCAAGTGAGTTTGAACATCATACTCATCAACATTTGTATAATACTAAAACATGGCACTCTAGTTCAGGTACAACTCCAGTACGAGTCCCTTCCAGTAGAAATAGAAATTCTACTGAGGTCGGAGGAAATGAAACTCGCCCAACCAATATATATGTGAATTATTATATCAAATATTAAAAGGCAATTATGATTAAAATAAGCGAATTCCCAGAAACAATTAGTTTAAATGACGTCGATCTAATAGAAATATCTAAGGATTCTTCTGGGTCGTATGGCACATATAATATTAAACTTTCTGATTTAAGAAATACATTAGGGACTGCTGGGCATACTATTCAATCCCATACAGATACAGATGCAACTGGAGTTCAGTTAAATACTTTGACTGATGGAAGTAATGCTGATTTATTACACTCTCATAATACTGCGCATGATATCCAATCCCATTCAGACACTGATGCAACTGGGGCAGAACTAGACACTTTGACTGATGGGAGTAATGCTGATAGTTTACATTCACATGATACTGATCATAATATTCAATCTCATTCAGACACTGATGCAACTGGGGCAGAACTAGACACTTTGACTGATGGAAGTAATGCTGATAGTTTACATTCACATGATACTGAGCATGAAATCGATGAACATCATATAGATTCTGTTGTACCAGAATCTAATTTAGAATTGTTGACAGACGGGAGTGATGCTAATTCTATGCATATCCATTCATTGGCTAGTATAAATTATACAGCATCAATTCAACCAGGGACTATCATAGGTATCCCTTATTCTATTATTCCACCGGGGTGGTTAGAATGCGATGGATCATCATTGGATAAAGTTATATATATAAATTTATACAACGGATTAAAGAATTCTGGATCGAAATGCATATATGGAGAAGATGTAAGTAATTTTTTTATACCAGATTATCGCGGGAGATTTCTAAGATGCATAGCAAATGGGTCAGTTAATGACCCAGATAGAGATTCTAGATCAGATAGGGGAGATGGTACAACAGGGGACGCAGTTGGTACATATCAATTGGATCAATTTAAATCTCATTATCATGAATATTCACTTACTATTGCATGGAAAGATGAAGCTGAAGGCGGCGAAGTGGTACCATTTTTTGATTTTTCAGATCCTAGAGACTTTTACTACGATACTACTGCATACGGTGGAAATGAGACACGCCCTACAAACATAGCATTAAAATATATAATTAAAATTTAAGGAGAAATTGAAAATGTCATTACAAGATATATTGAATACAGATAATATTGGGTTATCCAGAATAACTATAAATAACAATCTTCATTATTTGTTATCATTAATAAATAGCAATTCGACTGGATTAAAATGGATCAAAAATGTATTAGATATTACAACATCAACTCTAGCCGCACCAGGGGATGGAAATAGATACATATCATCAGAGACATCAAACGGATGGACTAAGGATTACATATATGAATATGATGCAGATGATGATGAATGGGATGAATTTATTCCGGATCTAGGAACCAGTACATGGGTAGATGATGTAAGTAGATATTATGTATACAATGGAAGTGAGTGGGTACAATTGGGAACAGTGATATCGCATAACGCATTAAGTGGATTGAACGTAGATGATTTTCAACATCTGACAGCAATTGAAAAATCTGATTTAACTGGTGGCGGAGATGCTAATGCTCAGCATGGACACGATAATGAAACTTCTATCCCTTCTTCCTTTCCAAATGCGAATGGAATAAAAGGACAGTGGGCAATAGATAATGTCAATCAATTTATGTATTTTTGCATTTCAAATAATTTATGGGTTAGATGGACAATTGAAACTGCATAAAAATAGATTTAAAAAATCAAGAACAAAATTAAAAAATATTAATATCGGAGGTTGAATAGAAATGGTAAAGCAAACGATTAGATTTAGTGATAATTACCATCCATACTTGAAGGATATTGCGACATCAGAATTTTCTGTCCCTCGGGGACGAGTTCAAATTTATGATAAATTGCCGAATGGTAATTTAAAAATATTGCATAAGTCTAATATGATTGTTTTTCAAGGAAGAGAATGGTTACTTCAAAGAGCGTTTGGTCCAGAGCTTCAAGGCGCTGATGAGAATTATGATAAATATATAAAATGGTTTGGTATTGGGACAGGCGGCGGAGAACCCGGAAACCCTCTTCAAGCTGGATCAACTAGAGCGTGGGACACTGATTTAATTGAGCCATTAGTAATTAATCCATATGTGGATATAAATGATCCTCGATATGCACCACGAGAAGTTGGTGGTGTACAATTAAATGGATATCATAAACAATTTTCTAGTGTAGTAAGAAAAGAAGATCCTGCCAATGGATATTTATTAGAGAATAAACAATTTTACCCAGAATTAATTGCTGAGATAAGAATTGAAATATCAAGCGAAGATTGCAATGGTCCAAGTGGATCAGGATATGCAGACATCAATGAAGCAGCATTATTTGTAGACAACCCTGATATTTATAGCCCAAGTAGTTCTTCTGCTTTAGTAGACTCATTAAGTGTAAATTCTATTATTAATTTAGGCGGATTTACAAATCAAGTAAAGTATATATTCGATGACCCGACGGATATAACTGATGTATTACCTGGAGATAGACTTACTGTGACAAATTCTTTGAACACAGAAAATGATGTAAGAAATGTATTAATTACAGATGTAGGATACCAATCATCGGGATGTTTGGCATATGTGATTGTTGAAAATACAAGTGGAATTAATGAAGGTTCTTATCCTTCAGGTAGTCATATAACTAATGCTGTGATCACGATGAGATCACAACCATCAGACATATCAATGTTTTCTAGAATAACATTTAGTTCAATTAGAAAAACAATCGACAGAGAATTAGTATTTTTATGGAAAATTTACTTCTAAAAGTTTTGAACAAATTAAAAATAATAACATTAACATTATATAAGGACATATCATTATGATGAACATATCACCAGGAGTCTATACTAAGATAACTGATCTTAGTGAATTTTTAACTGACTTACCAGGTACTAATGGATTTGTTCCAATTTTGTCTAAACGTGGTCGAGACAATCAACTAGTATACATTTCAAACGGTACAGACTATCTTAAGATTTTTGGAAACCCAAATATTAATACTTTTGGTAAAAATTATGGACAAGGTCCATATATTGCAAAGAATCATTTAACTAATGCTACATCATTGTACATTATTAGAGCTTTACCTAACGATGCAACATATTCTAATTTATTTTTTGCATTGCAATCTGTGTCGCCTGAATCCGGTTCTTCTTCCGCTGCAGTAGCTGAGCCATATAGAACTGAATTAGTAGGGATTAGTTTTTCTAGTATGAATTCAGTTGGCGAATTAGATACTAGATTAAATGAAGATGTAATTACTGATTGGGTAAATGAAACCGACACCGGTGGAGCTGGTTATAATAATGGATTTTTATGTTATTTCAGACCTATTGGGAGAGGTGACAGTTATGACGATTTTGCTGTAAGGATTACTAAACATGTTAACCCATATGCAGATGGGGTGTACAATGTAAACATATATGAAACACAGTCAGATGGAGATGATATTATAGTAGAAACATTTGAAGTTTCTTTTAGCACATCTGCAACAGATGATAGCGGCGAATCTATGTTTATAGAAGACGTGATCAATAAATATTCTGCTAATATGAGATGTAAAGTTAATGAAAGAGCTTTGCAAGTACTAGATGCTGCTCAAGAATTATTTCATAGAAATGAAGGAGAAGATACCTATCCACATAATCCGTATATCACAGAAGAAGCTGCAGAATATGCAACTATTCGAGATTATATTGAAGATGGTGGAACTGATTTAGGGTATAAAGAATATTTAAAAAATGAAAGATATATTGATTTTGAATATGCGAAAGATGCGTTGTCTAATGCGTTGGATGATTTAGCAAATGCGAGAGCTTTGCCACAATCTACAATTAGCGAAATCAATACTAGAAATACTGCCATCACTTTGGCTACTCAGAATATTGCAGCAGCTAGATCAAATCTTAATATTGCAAAACAAGAATATGAAGAAGTATTGTTGTTAGATATATTGACTACTATGGATCCAGATACATCTACTAATGCGATTGAACCAATTCATCTAAAGAATGGTTCAGATGGATCATTATTTGAGATGGATGAAAGAACAGGTAAACCCATATTAAGTACAGTGACTGCTAAACAAATTCTATCTATGGCGTACATGGGATTATTAGAAAATCCTGAAACTGGAAACATTGATGACGAGATACTAAATACTGATGATGTATTTTTGGATATAGTATATGATCCAGGATATCCAATTGATGTAAAAACATCAGCAGGATTTCTAGTAGATGAGACTAGACGAGATTGCATGTTATTCATGGACAACGGAGACAATGTCTCTTGTGATCAAGCTGAATTGGCTGCAAAAGATCTAATGTTGAATTCGAGATACATAGCAAGATATGAAGGGTATAGTACAGTATATGATGTATTTACTGGCAAAGATATCAATGTGTCTCCTATATATCATATGGCTAAATTAGTCCCTTTGAATGATAGAGAGAATGAATTATGGTATGCAGTAGCTGGTTTTAATAGAGCAGTAATTGATGATATCAAAGCATTAAGATGGAGTCCAAAGTTAGGGGAACGTGATAAATTATATTTATTACAATTAAATCCAATTGTAAGATTTAATGTTGGTTATACTGTATGGAGTCAGTTGACTACTCAAAAACGACCAACAGCATTACAAGATGTAAATGTCATGAGATTGGTCCTATATATCAAAAGAATGTTAGAACAATTCTTAAAATATTTTATATTTGAATTTAATGATTCTCAGACATGGACACAGATTCAGGCGGGCGTTACTCCGTTCTTGGAAAATATTAAATCTAGAAGAGGATTGAAATATTATAATGTAGAGGTTGGAGCTACTGAATATGAATTTAAAAGAAAAATATGTCATGTGAATGTAGTATTAAAACCAATGAAAGTAATTGAACGAATTGAATTAAATTTATTTATTAAATAATTAAACCAAAACAAAAGGTATTAAAATATTTTAATACCTTTTTGTACTTTATATAAACAAGGAGACACTAATTATGGGCAACGCATTTTCTAATGTGCTCAATAATCAATTCGATAGGAATTTCGGAGGTACAACTGTCGGAACAGCTGACCCATATCTTAGCGGATTCCATTTCATTGAATTTTTAGCACTACCAAAAAATTTAAGTAAATATGTAGGCGGAGCAGATGGTAAAAAAGCAGTATCTAACGGGTTAGATTCTACTCATCTACAAACTATGCTTGCAGGATCATGTGTAGGAGTGACACCTCCAGGTGGCACACTTGAAAAAACAGAATTTACAGGACTGGGAGGAATAAAATTTTCTGTACCAACATCTATAAACTATAGTAATTCAATGACTGTTAAATTTTTAGAATTCAGCAGTTTGCCGATTTTAGCAATATTTAGTGGATGGATCAGAATGATCAGAGATTATAAAACGGGGGTATCTAATTTAAAGGGCGATGATTATACTAAATCCAATTATGCTGGAACTATGTTATATTGGACAACTAAACCAGATGGAAAAACAGTAGAATTTTCATCTGCATACACAGGGATGTTTCCTTTGAAAGATCCAATGGATATGTATACAGGAGAATTTACATCACAAGATAAAGTTGAAATTGATATCGAGTTTAATGTGGATTACATATTACATGAAGATTGGGTACACGATAAAGCTCAAGGATTGGCTGATCAACGACATAACACAGGAGTTGATTCTAAAAACAAGAGTCATATGGTGAGCGAAGTACCTACTGCTTAAGATTATATTTTAGTTGTGATTAAATTTAATTTAATCACAACTAAAAATTTACAGAACTTATTTAAAATTATAATTATATCATAGGAGTTATCATGAGAAAGGCCGGAATAGAAATTATACCAAAATTCGAAATAAAATACCCAGAATATTCTTTAACTACACCACAAACTTTATTAGATTTTACTATTCGAAGTTTGACTGTGTCAGAAGAAGAGACTTTAAAGGCTAGTTTATTGCAACCTAGTCAATTGGCTCAACACTTGAATAAAGTAATATATGCATCATTGGTTAAAAAACCAGAAAATATAAACGACATGGAAACATTTTTAAAGAATATTACTTTAAAAGATAGAGATGCATTGATGTTCGCATTATACCATGTGACATATAAAGATATACATAATTATGATGTCACATGTCCAAGTTGTGACACAATTAACAGTGTGAAGGTCAACTTTAATAAATCTTTAGTATTTAATCCATGGAATAAAGATAAATCTATATTAACAAATGAAGAGAAGGTACAACTGGAATTAGCAAGTTCAGTGACGATAGTATTAAGGCAACCTACTATATATAATGAAGAAATGTTACTTCGACAATTGGGGCATTCAACAGAGGAAATTAGAGAAAAACAAATGTCTTTATTAGGAATTAAACATATATTGATCAATATAGATGAACAGAAAAAACCAGATATCATTGAGGATCGAGATAATATACAAACCATATTTAATAAACTTCCGGCATCTGATAAAAAATTGGTAGATAAAAAGTTTTCAGACACATATGATAAATACAAATCTGAAGTCAAAACTATCGTAAAATGTCAGAAATGTGGAATAGAAAAAGAAACTACTATTGATTTAGTAAGTCAATTTTTTCGCACTATGTTCGAATGAGGATCTAGTAGGTAAGTATGTAGAAAGATTAGAAGAAGATATATTTTTAACAATGGAATTAGGGAAACAGTCATATACATCAATTATGAATATGCCAGTAGATAGATTGAATAAATATTTAAATTGGAAAATAAAATATGATACTGAAATAAATAAAATAAAATCTAATAATTTGCAGTGAAATCTGAACAAATTTAAAAAGGATTTATTACATGACTGATGACATTAGAAGATTCCATGAAATAGTTGCAGGTCAATCAGATAATGTCGTAGATTATGCACCAACTTTGACCCCCACTGGGGATTTTAATAAAATCAGTGGAATCAATGTTCTGATTAGTTCAATCAGAACATTGCTTCTCACTAATTTAGGATTTTATCCATTTGATCCGACATATGGTTCTACGTTATATAAAAAGGTATTTGATCATTTAGATCAAGATACCATTGATGGAATAGAATATGAAGTTAGAGATCGAATATTGGAATTTGATAATAGAGTACATGTCTCGAAGGTGGAAATATTTATCATTGGTAAATCTGAAAAAGGGGTGCAAGTAAATATTTATATTAGCAAAGACAAGATTAAAGGGGTTGTTACTTTGAATTTACCAAATTCGGATCAAGAATTCGGATTGGAGTCTGAATAATGTCATTAGAAAATATGCAAAAATGGTTTTCAATTCGGGAATATTCTCATGATTATTTACAATCTGTTTATAGATATTATGCGGATTGCGGGATTTCATATATATGCACTTATTATCATTTATACTTACCAACTAGCACATTTGATGCAGATGTTCTTGATGCTGGATCATATGAATTGACTGGTGATATGTCCGGAATGAGATGGAATAAAATATTATTATTTCCGGTGTATAACATAGAGCAAATACAAAATCAATTTACCGCAGATGAAAAAGGGTTTGGCAAATTTGACCAAGTGAGTTCTTTCAATTTTCCAAGTATATATGGAATATCCCCACAAATTCATGACTTTGTTCAATTTGAGGAGACCATTTTAAATGATAATAATGATCAGTATAACTTAGGTATCATTGATAATGATCATTCTTCAAATCTTCCTATATACCAAATAATAAACTTTGAGAAGGCTACTAATACTTCAGTATCATTTTGGAAGTGCAATTTAAAAATATCACATTACAAAGAACAAGAGTTAGATCAACAAATAAATAATAATTACACATTTCTTGATTTAGAAAAAAGGATATATGAATCATCTGATGCTGCAATGTTATATTCTATACTTGAGAAAAATAAATCATTAGATGGAAATATATATTATAAACCTGATTCTGGATTTTACTACATCTAAATAACTGAACAAAATTAAAAGGATTTGATATATAATATGCTAGATGACACATTAGACAATTTTAATAAAATTATTTCAAAGAAAGTTAAAATATACGGGTCCAGAGAATCTATTCGATCACAGTTGACTGAATTTGCACAAGAATATTTAGAATTAAAAGCTGTAGATTTATATAAAACAAGTTTCTTATCTTATATAATAGACATTTTATCAATCCTTACAGCGAATCAGATGTTCTACACATCTAGTATATACAAAGAATTTTTCTTTGTTACTGCACAATTCAATGAATCAGTTAGTAATCTAGCGAATTGGATAGGATACAAGCCACCACAAGCAATTCCGTCCAGAGTGGATGTAGTATTTGAATTACCTCTCACTTTTTCATCTGCTGCTGTCACATTCTCAATTCCATCAGAATTTAAAGTGACAGCATCTCATATTCCTTTTATGATCGACAGTAATCCGATTTCAAATGTAGCAGCCACATTTGAAAGAAAAGCAGACAATGAAGGGAAAGCATTGGAGATTTCTGCAACAGTATTACCGGACACAACTGTACAAATTATTAATAATAACGCAGTTACTGTTCGAGATAGCAATGGATTTTATAGACCAGTCACAACTACTGAATCTCGAGATAAAATAACTTTCGCTTTACCATTTATTCAACATGAAAAAATTAATGAGCAATTTATTATTCCTACTTCATTAGAATTTTATCAATTTTATTCTAAAAAGGTAAAATTTAACGGGATGGTATCCCAAATTAAAGTATTTATAAAAGAACCAATTGGGGGCGAAACATTAAATGTTGAAGATTCATCTAGTTATAATTTTAATGAATTTGATGAATGGGTAGAAGCAGAAAATGGATTATATACATTAACGTCAGTATCTAAGCAATTTGTATGGACATCTACTATCAATGAAGGCGAGTTGCATTTTGGAAACGGTATATTGGGTAGACAACCCGCACCTGGTTCTATCATCATGTTATCATTGTATATCACTAAAGGATCGGATGGAAAAGTTATACCAATGAGTATATCTAAAGGTGACCCGTTATATTATAAAGCTATTGATGCTTCCACTGGTTCGTTGACTAATGTTAGTACTAAATTACATAGAATTTCATATAAAGTATACAACCCATCAATGTGTACAGGCGGATCTAATACCCCAAATAACGAAGAAATAAAACAAAACGCAATAGTAAATCTAAGAAGTAAAAAAAGATTAGTTTCTGGCTCAGATTATTATGATATCAATACTATAATGGGATCAAATTTTCCAGTATCAGAAGCAACTCCAATTTTAAAAAGAAGTGATATCAAAATTAATGAAATTATGACTTTTATGAAATTGATGTACCATGACAGTAATAATTTGCCCGAAATTGTCCCAACGAGAAACGCTTATGTATCTTTATTAAATGTGGTATATAACAGAGATGGAAAATTTACTATACCTAGAAAATCAAAATTAATCATCGATAATAATATATATGAATCTATATTCAACATTACATTAAATCAAAGAACCAATGTAGCTACCTATGATTATGTATTAAGTGACGTATATGATTCCCCTGCAGCACTAACAATAGATCAACCTTATAATATATCTGCTTTGTACATAGGACAGAGTTACATACCGATCACTACTGTAGATTTTCACATTCCAATGACACCAGTACATGATTATGATTTCATTGAAGGATCTATTTCTTCCTCTGCTGGAGATAACAGCTCCTCTAGTGAATTATCCTCGTCTACTGAATACATTGAAGTCCCAAGCGAAGATATAAGATATCCATTGATTATTAAAATTAATGTAGATCATATCCCTTCTGCAGAAATTAGTTTTTTTAGAATTAAAGCAGTAACTAGATGGGGATCTAATCAAGAGTATATTGGGGACGACATAATAAAGCCAGATATAAATTTTTCAACTGATATCAATGTCACGTATAATAATTTTACTTTAACTATTCCAGATTATCGAGAAGTTCCAGTGGGATTACAAAGAATAGAATATGAAGTACATGGATTAGTATTTGATGAAGCATCAGGCGAGGACACATGGATCCCGTTACATAGATATTTCACTGATGTAGTAATAAGACAGAACTTGGATGATGTGATGATCAGCACTATGACTTCTACCAGACGATGGGACGGAATATGCCATGATGACACTAAAACAGTAATTCACAATGTTCCAGTAATTTTATCTAATTATATAGATGATGGTGCAGGAGGAGGAGTAATCAACACTCCAAATCAAAAAGATTTTGAGTTGACAGTAATACAGAATTTATTAAATAATCTATATATGGATAATAAGCGGATGCTTACTGATTTTATTAATGTTAAAGTTCCTGATACACATGGAAAATTTTATAATTTAAAATACAACAAACAGGACCATGAAATAGTTAGTAGATATCAGACACCGTTTGGATTCACTGCTCCTGCAGGGATCAAACAGATGATATATACTATATATGGAAATGACAATGAAACATTAAACCCAGGATGTCAAGGAGATTATTATGACTCAGGAGACACTTATAATGATGAACCAATATATCGTCAAAATATTGGCACATTCGCATTGTTTTATACAGGCAGCACATGGGTTATTAGTGATACTATTGATTCAGCAGAGATAGGATATAGGTGGGTGACATCAACTCCATCAATTATTACAGGAACATATAATGCAATGACTAGCACAGATGGAAAAGTTACTTCTGGTGTTGCAAACATAAAACATTTTGAATTTGATTTATCCGCTGGATCAAAATATATAATAAATTCTATTGATCCTAATCATCATTTAATAAATAGACCAGAATTAATTGGTTATATTGCTGGTCGAACTGCTTTTGATGATTGGATTATAATTGAACCAATACGAGATATGTACGTATCAATTAAAGACGAATATGATATAAATGATGATAATCAAGTGGTGGTATGGACTGGAAAAAATTGGAAAAACACACAAGATTTTGATATACCTATGAAAATTTATGCAAGAATACGGGTATCCAATGTAAGTAATGTAAGTAATGATGCATTGATTGCTGACGTCAAGGAAAAACTTTTAGAATATTTTGCACCAAAATTTGGAGTAAATAAAACATTAGATAGATCAGAAATAATTCGTGTTATTAGAGGTACAGAGTTTGTAACTTATTGTGATCTAATCTCGCCAGAAGTCGATATTAGATATACTTACAGTTTAAAAGATTTATCTGAAAAACAATTATTAGATTATACACCGCAATATGTTGGGTTTACTGAAGACACTATTCATATTGATATTTTGAGGTAAATAAAAATGTCTAAAAAAGCAGTTCTAATAGATCCAGCAGAAGAAATTTTAAATATAAAAGATTTAAAACGATTGCATAAATTCATAGTTAAAAATGTAGCTAATGAATTATCAGAATTGGTTGCAGATTGTTATTATCCTAAATTGGTTGGCATTATTAATGAATTGTATCATCAATGTGGAGCAACTAGAAAACAATTAACTAAGTATTCTTTGAATAAGTACAAAAACCCTAATCATAGATTATTACATGATCCAACAACTACATTGATAATTAAAATAGTTCAAGAATTTATGTTACATAATGATTTATCCGCAGCGATATCTGCATTTAATCTATTGGCATTAAGAACATATTCAAATGCAATCCATAAATTTATTCAATTTTGTAATCCGATTTATTTTAAAACTGCTTTAGAAAGTTTATCGCATAACCATCTATTTAATTTAAAAAAAACAATTCCATCGGCTATTATGTATTTGTCATCTGATTTGTTTAGACGATATGAAAAAGCGTTAAAGACCGATGATGCAGATAAGCTATATAAATTGATATATGAAATAAGATCTAGATTTGTTCAATCAGTTAGAAGTTTTGCTGATAAATATTATAAAATAGCTGATAACCAAACAGGGATAGCACATAGTGATCATGCTGATTGGGATGTGAGTAGAGGGCAAGAATTAAAAGGTTTCATTTCCACTATGTCCAAAGATATGACTTTATATAAAAATTCTTATCCTGATATAGCATTAGATGCAACAAAATTGACTAAATTTAACAAAGTGTCAGCTGCAAAATATGTAGTGAAATTGATGAATCCAAAATATACAGAATTAGTTTCTACTGCTATGTATTTAATACTGGAACCAATAAAAGATTATAATGTGATTCATACTGTTAAATATTTGGATTATATTAAAAGTTTAATGTCTATTAAAGTAAGTAAAAAGCCGTTATATTTTAAAAAGGAAATTATTGCAATTCATGATATGATTATTAAAGATTTACATCTTTCCAAATGGATGAAATCTATCTCGATACAAACGTTATCAGCATCAAGAGGATTTATAGCCTATTATATAGCTCTGTATGTTAGAAAATATATCAACTCTGACTAATAATCGATTCTAAATCATTTTTTCTGATATTAATATATTCTGCATTGTCTGCATGAGCTTCATTCAAATCAACTAATGTAGAATGTAATTCGGTAGCATATGATTCTGTGGATTCCAGGTGGTCGCCTAGAATTTCCATGCTGTCATTAAATTCTGGATTTGTAGCATCTCTTATATTTTTAGCACTTTCTATTGTGTCTGAAGCTGTAGTTTTTACTTCATCTGCGACGGGAATGGCTTCTCTGATTTGTGTGGTGCTATGAGCAACGGATACCTTTGCATCAGATATAGCATTTAATGCTGATACATATTTTCCTGCTCCAGTATCTTCTACTTCGGTGGCAACTTGTGTCACCATGTTTCCAGTTTGGGAAATAGATGAGTTTAAATTTGATGCAATTACTCCGACATTATTATCCATTCCTCCTAATGCACCGAGTATCCCTTGTATTCCCGCTATATTCCCATTGGTAGTATGTTGCGAGAATTTGGATTTAATAGATGTTGCTATATCTATACCATGTTTTACTTTGGTAGTAAGATCTCTCGCTTTACTGACACCTTCTTGTGTTTTTTGTGCTAAATTTTTAGTGAAATTAAATAGATTTTGAGATGATACTCCCATTTTTTGAATATAACGTTTTATACTAAATCCTTCTTTTTCTAGATCTGTGTTGGATGCTTGATCTGTTTTTGTTTCTCCTGTTGCAATGTCACTAGTGGAGTGATAATTAGCAGCATCCTTAGTTGCAGTTGATGGCTCTATATCATTATTTAATTTAGTTTCATTCGGCGAATTGGGTATTTTTTTAATCTCTGTTTTTTTAGTATCTTTTTTGTCCATCATTATTTCATAATCATTGGTAATTGATGGTAAAAATTTATTATGGAGTTCCCCTTCTGATGCGCATTTTACGTTATACACTGTTCCAAATGATATTCTTACATCTACCACATTGGGTCTCATATTCCATGCTACAGAATTAGAATCTCCGCCTTTAGTTATTGATATAGTTCTGATGTATCCTGTTTTGATATGAAACAATCCTTCAGCTTTTACCTCACACATCAAGGGCCATTTAAATGTTTGCCCATCCACACTTCTAGGATTTACAAACGCCAATAACGCCATTAATGGACCAGTAATATATTTTTGATGAGCAATGTCATTTGCAGGATTCAAGTTATACAATTTAACATGTATGTCATAATTGACATCATATGATGATGATTTCCAAAATTGAGGAAAATTAAATTTTCCTCCTTCCATCAATTGAGATACTATTTTAGTCATCTGATCTGCATTTTGGACTCCAGCATATTTACCTAATTGTTCTTTTAACATATTACCCATGTTTGCTGCTGCGGAATTAACATCTTTGCCAGTTGTATTTTGTATAAAATTTCCAGCTTTCTTAAATTTGTCTCCTACCCATTTCGTAACTCCCATTTGTGATGCTTCCTGGAATCCTGGAGATATAAAATTATTAATAGAAGTTAGTAACCCTTGTCCATATTGGTTATTATAAGTCTCAGAAAATTGATTGGTGTGTTGAAAGCATATGTTAAGACAATTTTTAGTCTTATCATACATTTCAACTTCTTTATTTGATGCAATTTTTAGAATATCTTGAAACTCTTTTGATGCGTCTATTAAATTATATACTTTCATCCCCCCACCCATTGATTGTTTTTTTGGATAGAGTGTCAATATTGGAAATATTTTTTTTGCAAATTCTAGAGATGAACCTTCAAGTTCTGGTAATCCTTTTTTAAAATCATCTAATGGTGGCAAACCAATTATTTCTGGTAATTTTGTAGCCATTCGATTAGCCTCCTATTGTAAATTGTTGAGCAGACAATGAATAGAGAGACGATATGTCATCAGATCCACTATGATTAGTAGTGTGATTGACAGATGAATTATTCTCAGTATGCATTGAATTGTTTTGTACTATTGTCTGTGCAGCATTGGCAAGCACTTGTTTCGTTGCATCTGTCATATATTTTATTGCTTTGACAAGTGGGGAATTAGCATCACTAAATTTATTTTTTTGATTTTCCACCAAAGATTCAGCATTTTTAAAAGTTTTTTGTACAAAATTATTTGATTTTTTTCCGACTTCTTGTACATATTCTTTTGATGATTGATCAGATACAGCATGATATATATTGGATCCTAATTTATCTTGTATCTTCTTCGCATATTCTTTTGATGATTGATCAGCTACAGCACTAATGTTATCTGTAATATATTTAGTAGTAATATTCGCTTGTTTATTATTTCCTACTAAATCAAATATGTCTCCCCCTGTATTTTCTATCATTAAACGCAATGCTTGTAAATTGGTATTATTTCCTAATTTATCAGTAAATATTTTTTCTATTTTATCAAAATTGATAGCATTTGTTAATTGATTTTTGAACGGTAACTTTGAACTCAATTTAGATATAAAAGACTTATCTGTAATTTTTGATTTTAGCGTATCTATTATAGCTTTTCCTTTTTCCATTGACATCTTGGATGCTGTTTGATTGTACAATTTTAATGCCCATTCTTTTCCTTTTCCAATCAGAAATCCGCCTTTGCCGTCAACAGCAGACATCAGAATCAATTTACCTTGAATTACTTGATCTTTTAAATACTTTAATCTTTCATGATTATCAATATATTCTTGTGTCCCATTTTTCTTCAATAAATACCACTGACCAGAAATTTCTATCAATGTGCTTCCTTTAGATACAATGTGATCTTTAGTAGATTGCAAAGTATTCTTTACATAAGAAGAAAATTGGGAAAGTTTACTATTTTTTCCATGTAACAATTCATTTTTTCTTTTTAAAGCTTTTTGATATGCTTTACTAGTTTTTGCATTGTTTCTATTTTTAAACATATCTGTGGCAGGGGATTCACTTCCGTAATAAATTCCACCCGCAAGTGCCCCTAATGTGTCAGGTATACCAGTTACTAAATTTCCCCATTTTTTATGGTATAACCCTTTCATCTTTTCCCATGCTACTGATCCTGCTGCACCGATTCCTCTCCCTACTCTTCCTGTCGGATCTGCGAGTGCAGTATATATGTATTCTTTATTTTTATTTTTTTTATCTATGGCTTGTGCATGCTTAACTAATTCCATATATTTGGGGTCAGATTCAAGGATAGCTTTTTGTCTTGCTTGTTTTTCAGTTATTTGCTTATTTTGTTCTTTCGTATTTTTTGATTTTGATGACGATTGATTTTTTATAATTTCATCATATGCATTATGCATTTGAATGATGTTAGGACGTTTTCCATATTTTTTAACATGTTCCTTCCATTCTTTTGGATTATTTCTCGCATACTGTATAATTTTTTGTGTGTCAGAGTTGAATTTTTCTCTCTTTAATTGTTCTGGATCTATATCTTTTTTATCCCCGTATAATGTTCTTAGTCCTTTAATTGAATCTTTAATGAATGGAATTTTTTCTAATAGGTCAAGAATTCCGTTTTTCAATTTTCCTGGTAATGATTTTAACATATCCATTAATGAATCAAATCCAGTCTTCAAAGAAGTTCCTATGGTTGCTGGCAATTTTTTAACAAAATCGACAGCTTTCCACACAAATTCCCCGACTGAGTCACCGAACCATCGAACTTCTTTGAATTTATTATATAGAAATTTTCCAAATTGATGGCCGGCAACAAAAGATCCAAGTACCAAAGATGCTTTTCCTAATAATGATGCCATTGGTCCTATTAAATTTTTTCCAATTTTGACAAGAGGAAGCAATTTAGTTGCTAGTTTAGTTCCTAATTTTTTTATTGAATTATAAATGAGAGCACCCAATGATCCTTGTACCAGAACTGTACCAATTGCCATTCCTGCATTTTCCGCCTTTTGAAATAAAGAATTGGCTCCTTTCTCAGCCTTTTCTGTGGCAGATTTAGTTTTTTTCCATATTCTGCTCCCGCCTGATTTTGCTTTTTCCCATAAACTTCTTTTATCTTGTTTTTTATCTAACTCAAGTTGGGCTTGTTCTATGTTCGCATCGGTTTTATTTGCCTTAGTATTTATCTTAGTGAATAATAATAACTTTGTTAATAAATTATTAGTTTTTGATTGAGAGGTCGGAAACTGAATGATGTTTGATTCATCTTTTTTGGGTTTATTAAATTTCTGCTTAATGTTATTTATTTTTGATCCAATATATGATTTGCCTTCAGTGAATAAATATTTTAAACCTGTAGCAGGAGCCCCATATTTTAACTCATCAGATCTTCGCTTAGATCCAAATCCTTTTTCATTTTTATATGTTACTTCTTTTTCTAATTTAAATTTTGTTAGAATTTTATTTAATTGACTTGTGATTTGTTGCCCATATATTCTTGTCCATTCATATATTCCTACAGTTGCGCTAGCTGTAGTCCTAGCCGGATCACCTTTTACAGTAACATGTCTCCCATATCTTAGTCCTTTTCCTCTTATCATAAATGCGCCAGTATTTTCACTTCCTCCAGATGCCCATCGCAACGATGCATTAATGGCTTTTGCACTTCCTCCTATTACTGTTTTAGGGACTGATACAGCCTTACTAAGTGCCCATTTGGTAGCATTTGCAGATGCTTCCATAAATGGCATAGTGGCTAAAATGTTTTTATATGTAAGATTCAATCGTTCCGATAATGAATATTTTTTATTTCCACCTATGGATCTGCGAAGTTCTTTTAGTTCTTCGATTATTTGTCCACCTTCCGTACCAGCAAATGATTCTCCTGGTCTAGTCACCATTCCTCTCCACATTTTTCTAATCATAGTAGATTCTGCAAAAGATTTTCTTGCTGCAATATTTGATAATTCTGCTGTTTTTAAAGTTCGATCTAATTTATTATCCTTGGTAAATTTCTTAATAAGTTTCCCAAACATCAATGTTTGTTTCTCAATTTGTTTACCTTCTAATGAGAATGAACCTTTTCTGTTGAATTTATTGTTTGTGATGGTATCCGTAGATTCTGTTGCTTCTGCAATTCTTTTTAAATATGCTGTCTGGACATCCACTACTCTAGATGGTGTAATTTTTTCATTATTATGAACTATTGCTAATCCACCTTTTTCTACTATCCCTCCAGTTGCCAAATGAGGAAATCTTGAAACATCTGGTTTTAGTAAATTATACTCTTGTGCGGTTAATGGGGTTTTTGATAATCTCCTAGCTACCATAGTCATTAATTGAATATTAGTTTTTCTTAGCAAATCAATAGCTGCAATAATGCCTTTAGAAGAAGCTGCAGATTTGGATGTTTCTTTTAGTAATTGCTTATTTACTGATCCTTGTGTTTTAAACGAATCAGTTAGAGTCTTAGATGATAAAGATAATCTTTTATGCAGATTAATATTCTCTTTTTTCTGATGAGAAAAGAAGGTTTTTGTAGAATCTAGTAGATGAGATGATCCCAATTTAAGAGATTTATAAGCAGAAGTTGCAGCGGTTTTTATTTCCCCTTTTGATTTTTCTAAGATTTTATCAGTAAAGGATCCTAATATAGGATTAATTCCTGCTACTATAGATCCGGCGAATTTAGTCATATCCACATTGATGTCATCTGTAATCCCACTCATGACTGAACCAGCCGCTTTCACTGTTCCGTGCGTAATAGATAAAGTAAGTTTTTTAATTGCTTCTAATAACTGCGAATTAGAATCTGATGGAGGGAGATTGTTAGCCATAAGTTATTTTAAATTCCTTTTATTATTTTCCATGCAATTGTATTTTGTTTTTCCTGGCAATATATAGCCATAATTTCGGACGGATATAGCAATTCTTGTATTGGAAATGTTTGAGGATTAGACACATTAATAGCACTATATCCTTTGTATAAATTAACAACTATATATCTTTCTTTTGAATCATGATGTGCATAATTTTCGAATGCATTAAAGTTTGTCAGATATGAAAAAATTGCATGCACAATATTATTTGTTTCTTGTGAAGAATCAGGCATATGTTTATTTAATAATTGCTCGTATTCAATAAGTAATGATTTCCGATATACAGTTTTTAATTCAATATTGACTACTAACCATTTAATATAATCATTTAAAAAATTATTGGATATTGTAGAAAAATTTAATGAATTATAAAATGTTTGATAATATTTTAATATAATTGATTTTGATATAGATAAAAACATTGATATCTTATTATAAGCTGCATAATGTATTAATTCATGGATCAGTACTGTGTTTAGATCATCGATAGATACCCTGTTTAAAAAGGTAGAAACATTATTGTCTAAAAATAAATATACTTTATTCTCGTTTGTATCAAACATACCATAGATTCCATTAATAGTTTGATTGGTCATGATTTTTGATATCATAAACCTTAAAAATGATTTAGATGCAAAACAAGGAATTATTATATCCTTCTTAAATAATTCAACGAGTGTGGTTTGTATGGGACTAAATACCTTACTCTTTGTTAAAAGTATTGTAGCTACTCGTTTTTTTAATTCATCTGATGAATATAATGTTGTTCCTCCTATTCTTCCGACAGGAGAAAGATCATTAGGAGAAACACCCCATCCTTCAGATAACTGAATTTTTTTACTTTCCATGAGTGTGTACATTATATATTAAAGCTCCTAGTAATTTTAAATTTGTTCATTTATAGTGACCTAAAATTTTTGAGATATCGATGACTGTATTTCCTGATGAGTTCAGTTGTCCCATAGTTGCTAAATTGTTTGATACATGGTTCATAATTGATTTATTTAATTTTGCATTTATACTAACTCGATCCATTGGGGTCCCATTCAATCTTGTTGAGGAATATCGAGTAGGGACATATAATGAACTATCTAAATTTAATGCTATTGTTTCCACTATTGTTTCTATTTCATTATCATTAGAGATCACATTGCTGCCCATTCCGATAGGGGGATCATACATTTTGACATATGCACACATTGCTAATGCTAATGCTAAGTCATCATTTGCTCCTGCATCAGCCTCTACCTTTCCACTTTTAGATTTTATTAATCCAATTAGTTCTAATATGGTTCTTCTTGATTTAACAAGTGATGGATTTTCAACTATATATGTATATAGTGCATCTATTATCAAAGGTCTAGTTTGTGAACCGGTATACAGCCCATATCTGAATCTGGTCTTAGCATTTTTCTTTTGAGTGTTTACAACTTTTTGCTGATACAATCTATATGATGCACCACTTTTTGTTAGATATTCCATCACTTGGTTCCCGTATGTATTATTTTCAGGAATCATAAGATTGTTTGGATATATTTTTGCAACTGTTGCTACTACCTTACAAAACTCATCCACCCTCAATTTATCACGAAATTCCATGACTTGATCAAATGTTTCATAGTCTATAACTTGAATTGTACTATTATCATCTCCAGATGCAGATGCTGTATCTATACCTATTAAGTAAAATTTATCCATTATTCTAGGAGCAAATTGTAATATCTCATATTTATTTTCTACTAAGTATTTGGCTATTGGTTCTTTTTCACATTCATTTAATTCAGAAATTGTATCAGGTGGAAAGAAAGATCCTTCAGATGCAACAAATTTCATTTCCAATTCTTGATCTATTTTCCATTGGACATTTTCTAGTATTTCGCATTGTGTTTTGTACCACATTGGATCATCTCTAAACTCTTTTACATCTTTCCAATGTACTTTTTCAGCTGTAAATAATGTTCCTGGTTCTTGTGCAGTGACCCATTTGTCATAATACCATTTTCCAAGACCGACAGTTTTGTTAGGTGTACTGATTATTATAGTTCCAAATGGAACTCCATTTTCTCTAGCTACCTTTTGTGATTTAAATAATGCTGGTGCCATTCCTGTGTAAGCTTCATCTATTCTGCCGATATGTGCAGCTTCATCTATTATAGCTAGAGTAATAGCTTTACTTCTAAATAGTCCACCTGGTTTACTTTCATTTACCTGTGATGCAAAAAATTGACATCCATTATCTAAAATAAAAGTTTGTTCTGTTTCTTTTATAAATCTTGGTCGCAAAAAATCAGGCAAATTATTTATTAATGACATAGTTTTTCTGCAGAAGTCAGTAGACTCATTACCATCTCTTGACACCATTCCAATTACGACATTTTTATAAAAAGTCACAATATACGCAATGTACACCTGAGTCAAAGTTGATATCCCAATTTGTCGAGATTTTAAAGATATGACATGATGATTAGTCATGAATGAATTAATTACTCTTTTTTGTGGCTGATACAATTTCATTAATTGATTTCCACCTGGTAATGATAATTGAATATAATTTTCTATGTAGTATATTATGTCATTTTTGCATTTGAAGTATTCTTCAACTTGATCAGTTATGTATTTATCTCGACGATCTTGAATAGTTTGTTGAGCAATAGCCATTATTATTTCCTTGTTAGCACTGATCTAGATGCAGTAACTGTACAATGTGAAGTATAATTATCCCCGCCTTCTCCGTCACTTTTATTAAATACTATATCTGTTTGGTCGAGAATGTACGCACCCCCGTAATCAGAATCAATATTTTGTTCATAATCAGTCAAAATGGTAATTCCTATTATTTGCCCAATATGAAATAAATGTTGAATCCATAAATGCACATCTATATTAAATCTTATGGTGAAATTGTTTCTGTACATATGGGATATTTTATTTAGCATTGCGGTTTGGTCATATTCCCCACTATACCCATCTGATTCAAACCCAATTTGATCAATTCTATATGTCTTAGAAGTGTTCATACTGTCGTGATATAGTAATTCATCTTTTTGGTTGATTATACCTTGGTCTTTTATTGAGTCTTTTGAATTGATCACAGATGTCTGATATAAACTTTCATGTGGATGAGTAATAAAAATATTGTCATTTCCGGTGACAGAAATTTTACTATTTGGGTAATTTAAAGTTTTAATTTTGCCAAATATAATAAATGTTTTTCCAAGATCATTATATACCTCATCTTGTACACTTTCGGATTTTGTACTATCTACAAAATGAGAAGGAAATTTATAGAAATTCATAGATGGAGATTCTTTGAACATTTTCATTTTTTCATATAAATCCCACATCAAAAATTGTCCAGTATAATCAAAATATCTAAACATCGGACCTTTATATATTCCAAATTTATCATTTATATAATTAATAACTTGGTGAAATTTCATAGGGGGAATAATTAATTGATTTATTTTGCTTTTATTTTTTCCAAAAATTTCAACATACGTATTATCTATTTTTCGATCTCGCAATAATTCATCAATTATCTCAAAAGGAGTTTTGCTGCATGGTTCTTCGTATATCTTATTAAAAAATTTATTTGCTGTTGCATAGCTGGGAAGCGGTATAGTTGTTATTGTCATTTTATCTCTTACTATATCTTCTGGAGTAGTTGCATTATTTTCTGACTTAGGAGATAAATCTAAATTACCTTCTGCATAAATCAATTGCATTACTATTTCATCGATGCTACTTGCTCCTGACCCGCCTACTGCAGTCTTTCTTTCATTGTTAGCAACTAATTGAATCCGCATTGTGATCAATCCTTGTCCATAAAATTGATTATTCATAATATATTCATTGTCAGATATAAATGATAATTCAATTAATGGATACAAATTATGTGAAGAATTTAATATTTTGACTTTGACTAGATCTGTTGTTAGGGCATCATTGAATTCTTTATTTTTTCCTTCTACTTCTAATAATATGATGTGCTGGTTGGAATTAGCGGATACAGTGCTATCTGCCATTATTTCAACTTCACTTGATTTATAAATTTTAAAAGCACGTTACACAATTTTTCTTTTTTGCCCTCATCTTCAGTTTCTTTAAATTTTAATAATAATTTTTGTTGTATTTCATTGCTCATATTAATGATTTTTGTACTCTTTTCTGATTCCTTTATTTGTTCTGTTTTCATTGATTTAGCCATAGGGCATTGACCTGGAGGAGTAGGAGGATGCATATAGCCACATTCGCCGCAAGTGTTATTTACCATTTTAATTACTTCCTTTTTTATTTGTTCAAAAAACTGCGCAAAAAAAAGAATATTGGATGGAATTGTATTACTATATATATTTATATTTGGAATAATAAAATCTTGTACTGATAGATCAGATAGTATAAGATTATAATTTAATTATAATTAAAAAAGGAGAAATGAGATGAAAAAGATAATAACAATGATGGTGCTGATGGTGGTTTTAGCTTCTACTACGGAGGCGGTGGATAATGTTTATAAAGATAGTTATATATCTATCTCTAACGGAATCCTGAATAATGAAATGGCCCAGTATGGATATCCTGGTACCATGGGTGGCATAGCATTTGAGCAAATGATGCTCAAATTTGCGAAGACATATCATCCTGAAATAGGAGATGATATGGACAAATTTTGGTCCGTATTAAGTGACCAAGAATTCAAAAATTCATTTATATCAACAATGGCAACAGTGCACCAGTTACCAGAAAGCCAGAACTTCTTCTATGTCAGAATGTTCATGGCATTGGCATATGATAAAAACATGTGTGATATGGAATCATGGAAAAATTGTGAAATAATAGAATTATGATCAAAACACCTCTTCTTTTATAGGAGAGGTGTTTTTTGTACAAAAAAATGATCTTACTTAAAAAATTAATTTAAGTAAGATCATTTATAGTTATAAGCACATGATATATAACTGTTCTTCCGTGATAATAGGAATTCCCATTTTTTCAGCTTTCTTATATTTACTAGAAGAACTTTTCTCATTACAAACTAAAGTCATCCCATTAACAGATTTTATAGAACTAATTTCTCCTCCATAGTCTTCTATTATTTTTTCTATATGTTTTCTTGGTTCACTTAATTTTCCTGTAATACAAAATACTTTTCCAGTCAATGCACCAGAGGAATCATCATTAACAGATACTCCAATTTCAAACAATTCTGTTAATATGTGACTATTTCTTTTTAATCCTCTAATAGCGGAAATAGCTTTAACTTCCCCTATACCATCTAATCGAGTCAACTCATCTACTGTGAATGATGCATTTATTATTTGGTCCCATGAAAAATTCTGAACCAATAATTTGGATAGAGTTTTTCCCAGTAACGGAATACCTAATGCTTGTAATAATTTAGCAGGTTTAGTGTTTTTAGTTTCCTGTATTCTTCTAACAAGATCATTAGCACTTTTATCACCAAAACCATCAATTTTTAATATATCAGAAACTGTCAGTTCATATATATCAAATATGCTATCTACATTCAATTTAGAAATTTGTGTTTCTCCAAATTCTTCTAATCCTAATGTAATGAAATAATGAGTGATATTTTTTAATACTTGTGCAGGACAATTTAAATTAATACATACTTTATGCACATTGGTGACATCCCATACTAATTCATTCCCGCATGACTGACAAGATATTAATTCTCTGTACCCATTAGATTCTATTACTGCTTCAATCTTTGGAACCACTTCTTGTGCTCGACTTACTAATATTTTTGATCCAATTCCTAGTTGGTTTTTTGTTACGAACCCACAATTAAATGCTGTGGCACTTGACAGTGTTGCGCCATTATACTCGACAGGATCATATTCAACCCTAGGAACAGCATATCCATTTCTGGATGTGTTGTACTCAATTTTTCTAACAACTGTTTCCATCAATAATGATTCTGGTTTTATAGCAACTTTTCCATTTGGCAACTTCACATCTTCTCGGAAATAATCATTAGAACATATCACTCTTCCATCTATATCATAATGCGGTCCATGAAAGCCATACTTATCCATATTAGATTTAATAAACGATGATATATTCGCAAAGGTATCATTATTTAAATAAGTATTAGATACTGCATTTAATCCTAGATTTTGAATAAGGGACAATGATTCTGATACAGTCAGTGCAATAGCTAACAAATCAGTATCCACATCTACTATCTCATAAAAATATATAGATAAGTGTTCAACATGTTTTAAATTTTCTCTTTTTAAAATACCAACAGCACCATTCCTCCGATTCTTATATCCAATGATTGTGGGATCATCTATTCCTAGCACAATTTCTCCTCTTAGAACTAATTTTTCATATTCAGGAGCTATTTTTATATTTTTTAAAATGATTCTAACTTTGTCAGTCACATCACATCCTATGACTCCATCTTCTCCTCTTAGTTCTGCTTTTAATATTGATCCATTTTCCCATGTCACCATCACAGATAATCCATCTATTTTATCCATGACTACCCATCCACTTCCGTCGTTATATTTGTGCAAAAATGTTTCTATGTCATCTGCCTTTTTGTAGCCTTCTATTGTTTTATCAGGATAACAATGATAGTTTCTCAATGATCCCATCACATAATCTAGCTTGGTTTTTTGATTAAAACTATCTGTCAATCCTTGAACAGTATCAAAGAAAGGATCTTCTGGGTAATATTTCTTTAATTCTCTGTACATGTGATCATACGCTTCATCTGAAATTTCTGGTATCCCATTCCTATATAACTCATTATATTCTTTTAATTTTTTAATACTAAACATAAAAACTCCTTTTTATTTTTCAATACTGATATCTTATTTTATTAATTTCCTATCAACAAGTTTATTTATATAATCCCCTAACATCGAAGATGCATCTAAATACAAGTCTGGATATTTATATTCTAATAACCAGCTCCATATCCATGTCATATAATACATGTTTTTAAATTGAGGACTAAGTCGGTTTACAATCGATTCTGCATTCATGGCAAAATAATGCATATTTGTTTTTTTAAATAATTCACGCCATGTGGGTAATAGCGGAATTGTTTTTAAATATTTTATTGTATTATTGCATTTTTTGCCTATGTCATTAAGTATTGTTCCTTCCATGAAAAATTCTGGTTTAATTAATTCTTTTCCTTTTAAATAATATCTTCCTATAATGAATGGATTATGCAGATCAATTTCTATTGATTTGCGTTTTACCACTATTCTTATATTGGCTTTTAATCCATAATACAACTTTGGAACAATGACATTTATCGGCGAAAAATCTAAAACAAAAACTGAATCTACAATAGATTCAGCTATGGTGTGTGTTTTATTTCTTTCTTCTATTTCTATAGTTGATACTCCTTTTTTAGTTAGCCAAGGACTGATTTCAGAAATAAATTTTATATCAAGAGCATTATCATCTATGACTGGTTTCCCATATGCAAAATTGAAATATAATCTATAACAAGTACCATTATCTATATAGTGGACATAATCCAATACATTTTTATTAAACAATTCAAATGATCTTAAAAATGTACCATGACAAATTAAATACTCATCTTCATCTATTATTTTATTAATTGCTTTCCATGGAATTAACTTTTTACTAATTGGTCTAAGAAATGGTGTAAAATATCTTGTTGGCTTTTTAGCCGGATCAAATATTCTTACAATATTATATACCTTATCATTTACTTCTGTCCTTCTAAAAAACTTTAGATTTTTTAAAGTACGCAAATATGGCGTTATTCTCATACATAAAACCCCTTGTTTATCCCACGATAAGTAATTGCTCAGATGCTCTTGTTACAGCTGTGTACAACCATCTGTTCCAGTTTTCACCTTCCCAATAGCTACATCGTTGTTCTATTAATAAAATTCTATTCCATTCACTTCCTTGACTTTTATGAACTGACAGACAATATCCATAATCAAATACATCAGGATATTGATAGGATGGACCTGATCCATCCCCTGGATAAAAATGTATCCTGTCCCGATCATTTAAATCAGGTTTTACTGCATTAAATGCATCGCTCATAATTGGTCCAATATAATGCTTATTATATCCATCCATCTTAATTTCTGCTCTATAATATGAACTCATTTTTTTAATATCTATTAATGTTCCAGTTAACCCATTATAAATATTTGCATCTTTATTATTTTGTAGACATATAACTCTGTCTCCTATTATGGGATCATTTCTAGGAAATTTAAATTTTATCCTAATTCTTTTATTTAAATCTACTCTAGTTTTATTGAATCCACATAATATTGCAGTCTCATTAAAATTTTTAGTATTATTAATAAAAGTATTAATCATTGGATCTTTTGGTGGAACTTTAGCAGCTGAATTACCAAATGTGCCATAAGGTATATATCCATCTAATCTTGCCATTAATGACAATTGAATTATGGGATTCTCTTCTGCTTGTCTATGAATCTTTTCTAATTTAATGTGGGGATTATCCATTAGATTTAAACTCCCACCTATTGGAGGCAATTGCCCATGATCACCGACTGCTAAAACTTTTAATCCAAATGATCTTATATCTTTAAACAATTCTTCATTTACCATGGATGCTTCATCTATTATAATTAACTGAGCAGTTAAACTTGTTTTCAATATCCAATCCACTATAATATCATCATCATCCAACACTGGTTCATATATCAATGAATGAATAGTTCCACATGTATCAGAAGAAAATAAAGAATCTGCTCCTTTTAATTTTTTATATATTACTGTAGAAGCCTTTCCAGTAAATGTGCAAAATGCAACTGAATAACTTGATGGCAATAATGTTCTAAACTCAGCTAAAAGTGTACTTTTTCCTGTCCCAGCAAATCCGCCCAATGTAAGCAATTTGGCTTCTGGATTGCCCCACCATTCCATCATTTGATCTAATGCATTTTTCTGATCAGATGATAATGTTATTTCCATGACTTATAATTTCCATATGTAATGAGATACAAATTGTATCAATTCTCTATTTAATTTAAATGAGAAAATAGTTTGTATCGGTTTTTTATATTCTATTAAAAATTTTTTAGAATCCTTTGATAAAAAATGATAACTGTCATCAAAGTTATCTTGAGTATCATTATGAAGTTTTCTAATTTCGCTGATGACTTTTTCTAACTTGGTTACGAATTTAGTTGTACCCATTTCTGTTTCTCCTTTTTTATTTGTTCTCCTATAAAAATGTAGACGGGTAAATGAACTAAAGCACAATGCTTTTTTTATGTCCATTTACCCATCTTACGGTTATTTTTTATCAATATATTTTAAATTTTTCAAATATGAATAAATTTTATTATCATCAGAAGTGCACAACTTCATTCCTATGATATTTTCTTGCTCTTCTTTTGACAAAATGTTATCAACCAAAGTAATAGTTTCCCAATTTAACCCATTCTTTTTAAGTTGCCACCATTCTGAAATGACACATTGATCTCCATATTCAGTGATTCTTTTTATTGTATAAAAACTAGGATCATCTTTGTCTTTTTTAATTTTCAATTCTAATATCATATAATCTCCGTTATAGCTAGTAGTTTTATATATGTTCATTCTTTTTGATTTTATTTCTGAATAAATATAAAAGGATTAATAATAAACATAAATTAATTTATGTAGCTTATTTTCTTATTCGTCGAAAATATAATTTAAAATACAAATTTGATTTGT